ACTCTCTTCTTTTCTTTCATTTATATTATGAGCCGAAATATGTTGTCCGGCACGCATCTTCATAATTTCCCCTAAGGTTTTCCTCTTACCCTCAACCTCATCCTCTTTAAAACTCAACAACTGGTCGCGATAGTAGTTGTATTGTTTTTTACGCATGCTAAGCTCTGCTGTAAGCTCTGCTGTAAGCTCTGCTGTAAGCTCAGTAAATTTATCCAGAATCCGAACAATTTCAGACTGGATGGCAAGGGATTTTTCCGGGGCGCTGGGACAAGGGATGGGTATTTGATAGTTTAAAATTGCATCTTTACTGCCTCGAGGCATCTTTGCCCCTTTAGCGTGCTGCATACTGTAAGAAAAAAATGAATCCGACGATAATGCATAGTAGAGATATTCTGGACTAATAATTTTTTTACAGTCTGCTAAAATGCGTATAGCAAGGACATCACCACTGCACCCGCCATTATTCTCCGCCATCCAAACTTTCTTTAAATATGGGCGAATATTACCTAAAAGAATATCACCTGGCTCATAGGCAGTTAAACGTGCCGTATTAGGCTGATAGGTGGCATCAATGCGACCGCCTTTATCAGCAAGGAGATTATCAACGCCAACGAATGAAGTGGCATCAAGTTTATCAGCATCAACTTTGGTTGTTGAATACCCGGCGATATCGCCCACTGCTTTCCATTTAACCTCAACCCCATCCAGCAATTTTTCCAGATAACTCAACTCGCTCATTTTTGCACCTCGCAGCCTTCAATTTCAGCCACAATCGCATCAATATCTTTACGCAACTGGTCGATTTTGCTGACCGTGGTTTTCAGCTCTGCATTCAACTCAGCGATATCGATAATTTCGCGAGTATCTTTCGCTTCCACATAGCTGCTCACCGACAGGTTATAGTCATTCGCGACAACGGTCTCAAACGCGACAGATTTCGCCAGATGAGCAACATCTTCCTTGCTGGCAAATACCTGCATAATCTGTTCGATATGGGCATCGGTCAGAATGTTGTTGTTAGTCTCTTTTTTGAACAGCTCGCTGGCATCAATAAACTGAACGTTGGTATCCGTTTTATGTTTAGACAACACCAGAATATTGACGGCAATGGTGGTGCCAAAGAACAGGTTCGGTGCGAGTGAAATCACGGTTTCGACATAGTTATTGTCAACCAGATACTGACGGATTTTCTGCTCCGCGCCGCCACGGTAAAAAATGCCCGGGAAGCAGACAATCGCAGCACGACCTTTGGCAGAAAGATAGTTCAGCGCATGTAATACAAACGCAAAGTCAGCTTTGGATTTGGGGGCCAGAACGCCAGCCGGGGCAAAACGTTCATCGTTAATCAGCGTCGGGTCATCGCTGCCAATCCATTTCACCGAATACGGCGGGTTAGAAACGATGGCATCAAACGGTTTTTCATCTCTGAAGTGCGGCTCAGTCAGCGTATTGCCCAACTTGATATCAAACTTGTCGTAGTTGATGTTGTGCAAAAACATGTTCATACGCGCCAGGTTATAGGTCGTATGGTTGATTTCCTGACCAAAAAAACCTTCTTCGATGATATGGTCATCAAACTGTTTTTTAGCCTGCAACAACAGCGAACCGGAACCTGCTGCCGGGTCGTAGATTTTGTTAACGTGGGTCTGGCCGTGCATTGCCAGTTGTGCAATCAGCTTAGAGACGTGCTGCGGTGTAAAGAACTCGCCGCCTGACTTACCGGCATTCGCGGCATAGTTAGAAATCAGGAACTCATAGGCATCGCCGAACAGGTCAATCTGATGTTCGTTAAAGTCGCCAAGCTTTAACCCTTCAACCCCTTTCAGAACCGCAGCCAGGCGGGCATTTTTATCTTTAACGGTGTTACCCAGGCGGTTACTGGTGGTATCGAAATCAGCAAACAAACCTTTGATGTCTGCTTCTGAAGGATAACCGTAAGCAGAACTTTCGATAGCAACGAAGATGCTGTTTAAATCTGCGTTCAGTCTGTCATTGGTATTTGCTTTCGCAGCTACGTTGCAGAAAAGCTGACTTGGGTAGATGAAGTAGCCTTTGGTTTTGATGGCATCGTCTTTAATGTCATCAGTAATTACGCTGTCATCCAGTTTCGCATAACAGATGCTGTCATCACCGGCTTCAATATAGCTGGAAAAATTTTCGCTGATAAAACGGTAGAAAAGCGCGCCCAGAACGTATTGCTTAAAATCCCATCCATCGACCGAACCTCTGACATCGTTAGCAATTTGCCAGATTTGACGATGAAGCTCTGCACGTTGTTGAATACTTGTCATTTTCATCCACTTATTTCAGGCTTATGTAATTGGCGGTGATTCTACAGCAACTTGGATGCTTTAGCAGTTCGGACATTAGGCTACGAATGACCTGCCTAGAGGTTTGTTAAGCCGCAAAGTGCTGGTGCTTTATGCCTGTGAAGTTTATAATTGTGTACACATAACGAGTACACGAGGTGTTTATGCAATCCATTAACTTCCGTACCGCGCGCGGCAACCTTTCTGAAGTGCTCAACAATGTTGAAGCCGGGGAAGAGGTTGAAATCACCCGCAGAGGCCGTGAGCCAGCAGTAATTGTCAGCAAGGCTACTTTCGAAGCCTACAAAAAAGCGGCGCTGGATGCTGAATTTGCATCCCTGTTTGACACCCTGGACTCCACCAACAAGGAACTGGTTAACCGATAATGAGGCATATATCACCGGAAGAACTTATTGCGCTTCATGATGCGAATATAAGCCGCTACGGCGGCCTGCCGGGAATGTCAGATCCGGGTAGGGCAGAGGCCATTATCGGGAGAGTTCAGGCCAGAGTTGCCTACGAAGATATCACCGACCTTTTCGAAGTCTCCGCCACCTACCTGGTGGCTACAGCGAGAGGGCATATATTCAATGATGCCAATAAGCGTACCGCGCTAAACAGTGCGCTGCTATTTCTACGCCGTAACGGAGTGCAGGTATTTGATTCACCTGAACTGGCAGACCTTACTGTAGGCGCTGCGACTGGCGAGATATCTGTATCTTCTGTCGCCGACACGTTACGTAGATTGTATGGTTCTGCGGAGTAGATTAATGGCACGCAAATACAACAAATTGTCCCGTGAAGCGTTAAAGATGCTTCTTGATGGCGTGAGTCGCCGCGAGGTAAAGCAATACCTGGTTGGTAAGCAAATTGGAGCCAGGACTGCTATTGCTGTGTTATGCCGTCAGGAAATGGTTGTGCTTAAACAGAGAATGCCGGGCAGCAGATAAAGCCCAATCAGTGATGAAAGGTGTGATGTGAAAGCCGTAATTACTCCCTTTGTACAGAAAGAGCTTGGCCTCGCCACGTTCAAAGTGGATCAGGAGGTCAGAAAGCTGGTGGAGGCTGGCCGTAAATTTATTATGGAGCCGGTGCCGCGTGAGTTAATCGAGCACATGGAAGACGGCCTCGTTGTTACCGAGCAAACCATGGCAACAAATGAGGCGTTGCAGCCGTTTTTTAACAGCGATGAACTGTTTCACCGTATTGGTGGAATTGACTCGCTGGTGGCGTGGTTGCGCAGGAAAGAGGGGCAATGCCAGGCCGCAGATCGTAGTTGGTGTGACAACCATATTGTCCACGCTGAACGAGACAAGAGCGCGGTGTTGTTGTGCTGGCATCACGATAACCATTACCGGATGCGTGGTTTTAATGAGCTGAAAGAAACGCTGCATAATAATCGCGTTAACTGGATACTGGATGTCGCCCGTCAGGAAATGGGGCTTTCAGATGGCCATGATTTAAGTATTCAGGAACTGTGCTGGTGGGCTTTCATGCGCAACATGATGCACCTGATGCCGGAAGAAGTTTGCCGTATATCAATAAATAAGATGAAAGCCGCAACGCAGGATAGCGGACCTCTGAAAGAGGCGGATATTCGCCCGTATGACGATCGCGCTACAGCATATGTTCAGATGATGGAAGAACGCGCCGCGCCGATGCGTGCAAAAGTATGCCCTGTGGATGTTGACTCCGACCCTGGCATGGCGCATTTCAAAATACCAAAACTGCAATCGCTAAAATTACCTGAGTACATGGACTTTGTTGCTTCCCGTCCATGCTGTGGGTGTGGAGCGGCGGGAGCTGGCGCTTACATTACGCCTTATATCGTTCGTCATAGTCGATTATGCGCGCATGACATTTACGCAATTCCTCTGTGCCAGTCATGCCAGCGTGATATTGAGCGTGACCGCGATAATTGGGAGAAGACGCACGGTAGGCTGGCGATGCATCAACGATTGTTCTTTGATTACGCGCTTGGAGTCGGCGCTATCACAAGTCACTCGTCGAGTGTTAGATAAAATTGCTCTAATGTATTGCTATTTCTTTAATCGATGGTATTATATTCCACGTTGATTAGTTGACATGGGCTAATCAGTAGGTGACAGGATGTTACTTAACTGGCAGGGACGCCACTTCATGGAAATAAATCACTCACGAATAACATCGTACGAGATTGCGGATTACATGATCCGCACTAAATCTCTTCTATCAGCGAAAGAACTCGCAGCAATTCTTGAAAAGGAATACCCACATCTGGATGTCGATAAGCGCGATGTTTATCTGCGCTTAAAGGCTATCGCTGTGTCTAAGTATTCGTCTGTTTTGATTGATGACAGTACACGCCCACGTAGATTTCAGATCCACTCTCTGAATCCTGAATTCTTTCGCCGTAGCCGCGCTCCGCGCCGGTTTGATGAAAAACTCCAGAACGAACTCTATATGACGCAGGACGAAAAGGAACGCCGGGAGCACCAGCCTTGGGTAATGGCGCGTCAACTTTTCAATAAGGTGGCCCGTCAGCACCGTCATTACGGTAATGCCACATCCGCACGTATCTGATTGATTGCTTGCCCGTTCCGGGCCTTTTGACATGTGACTTTCGTTACCCTCGCGTCAAAAAGAGTTTTTACGAAAGGAAGCATAAGTGACCTGGGACGATCACAAGAAGAATTTTGCTCGCCTGGCGCGAGATGGTGGTTACACCATCGCACAGTATGCCGCCGAGTTTAATCTTAACCCTAATACTGCACGTCGTTATCTCCGTGCCTTCAAAGAAGACACCAGGACTGCGGACAGCCGCAAGCCAAATAAGCCAGTCAGGAAGCCACTAAAAAGCATGATCATTGATCACTCTAATGATCAACATGCAGGTGATCATATTGCGGCTGAAATAGCGGAAAAACAGAGAGTTAATGCCGTTGTCAGTGCCGCAGTCGAGAATGCGAAGCGCCAAAATAAGCGCATAAATGATCGTTCAGATGATCATGACGTGATCACCCGCGCCCACCGGACCTTACGTGATCGCCTGGAACGCGACACCCTGGATGATGATGGTGAACGCTTTGAATTCGAAGCTGGCGATTACCTGATAGATAACGTTGAAGCGCGGAAGGCCGCGCGCGCTATGTTGCGTCGGTCCGGGGCCGATGTTCTGGAAACCACTCTTCTTGAAAAGTCTCTTTCTCATCTCCTTATGCTGGAGAACGCCAGGGATACGTGTATTCGCCTGGTGCAGGAAATGCGCGATCAGCAAAAAGACGATGATGAAGGTACTCCGCCTGAATACCGTATCGCGAGCATGCTAAACAGCTGTTCCGCGCAGATAAGCAGTCTGATCAACACCATTTACAGCATCCGGAATAACTATCGAAAAGAAAGCCGGGAGGCGGAAAAGCACGCTTTGTCTATGGGGCAGGCTGGCATTGTTAAGCTGGCATACGAACGAAAGCGTGAAAATAACTGGTCAGTGCTGGAAGCAGCTGAATTCATCGAGGCGCATGGCGGGAAAGTTCCGCCCCTGATGCTGGAGCAAATCAAAGCCGATCTGCGTGCTCCTAAGACCAATACCGATGATGAGGAAAGGCAAACAGCCGTCGGTGGCCCTTCTCTTGAAGATCTGGACAAAGTTGCGCGAGAACGGGCCGCCAACCGCCGCGCCGATGCTGCATTGTGGATTGAGCAACGTAGGGAAGAAATCGCCGATATCGTTGATACAGGCGGTTATGGAGATGTTGATACTGAAGGTGTATCAAACGAACCATGGCTGGAACAAGATCTAGACGAAGACGAGGAGGAAGACGAAGAAGTTACCCGCAAGCTATACGGGGATGATGATTAATGGCCAGAAGTTGCGTAACGGATCCACGTTGGCGCGAGTTGGTGGCGCTATATCGTTATGACTGGATTGCGGCCGCTGATGTTTTGTTCGGCAAAACACCTACCTGGCAGCAGGATCTGATTATTGAGTCTGTGCAGGAACAGGGTAGCAAGACATCTGTTTCGTCTGGTCACGGTACCGGGAAATCAGACATGACTTCTATCATGATCATGTTGTTCATAATCATGTATCCCGGTGCCCGTGCCATTATCGTTGCGAACAAAATTTAGCAGGTAATGACCGGTATATTCAAGTACATCAAGATAAACTGGGCTACGGCCACCAGCCGTTTTCCATGGCTTGCTGATTATTTTGTTCTGACAGAAACCGCTTTCTATGAGGTTACTGGTAAAGGTGTATGGACTGTAGTACCGAAGGGCTTTCGTCTGGGAAGTGAAGAAGCTCTCGCCGGTGAACACGCAGATCATCTTCTGTATATTATCGATGAAGCCTCCGGTGTCAGTGATAGAGCTTTCGGTATCATCACCGGTGCTCTTACCGGACAGGATAACCGCATCTTATTGCTGTCACAGCCTACACGCCCAAGCGGCTATTTCTACGATACACACCATAAACTGGTCAAGCGTCCTGGTAACCCTGATGGCGTTTATACGGCGATCACGCTTAACAGTGAGGAATCACCGCTGGTAACGCCAGCATTTATCAAAATGAAGCTGGCGGAGTACGGCGGGCGTGATAACCCTATGTACATGATTAAGGTACGCGGCCTATTCCCTAAATCACAGGATGGCTTCCTTCTTGGACGTGATGAGGTTGAACGTGCAACGCGGCGGAAAGTCAAGATTGCCAAAGGATGGGGCTGGCTTGCATGTGTGGACGTTGCTGGTGGTACGGGACGGGATAAGTCCGTTATCAATATCATGATGGTGTCCGGCCAGCGAAATAAACGCCGTGTAATCAACTATCGAATGCTGGAATACACAGACGTTACAGAAACGCAGCTTGCCGCCAAAATTTTCGCAGAATGTAATCCTGAGCGATTCCCAAATATCACCATAGCGATCGACGGCGATGGCCTGGGTAAAGCAACGGCGGATCTGATGTACGAGCATTATGGTATTACCGTACAGCGTATACGCTGGGGTAAAAAGATGCATAGTCGTGAAGATAAGAGCCTGTACTTTGATAAGCGTGCTTATGCCAACGTTCAAGCCGCAGAGGCCGTAAAATCTGGTCGTATGAGACTGGATAAGGGTAATGAAACTATTGAGGAAGCGTCGAAAATCCCTGTAGGGATTAACTCCGCAGGTCAATGGAAGGTGATGAGTAAGGAGGATATGAAGAAAAAACTCAACCTGCACTCACCAGACCATTGGGATACATATTGTTTCGCTATGCTGGCGGGTAATGACTCCAACTTATTGATAGTGTTTTATGTTCAGATAATGCCCGATGACTTTGTCATGCAGCTCCACCGATTTTGAGAACGACAGCGACTTCCGTCCCAGCCGTGCCAGGTGCTGCCTCAGATTCAGGTTATGCCGC